ATGAAATGGGGGGTACGTAAAAAAAAAGACCAGATAAATTCCCGAAGTCGAACCATAAAAAAAGGTACTGTAATTCAGAATATTTCTAGTCGCGAACTTAAATCAGATCATAAAAGAGCAAACCGGTTATACGCAGCATACACGGATTACGATAAAAATCAGTATGTCGATATGATGGGAAATTTTATGTATAATTCAAGAGGATACAAGAATGAGTTCCTTGTTAAGAAAGATATAAAGATTCCATCAGATAAACAGTTGGTGGAAGCTTTTATAGAAATTGCCAAGGCTAACCCTAAACAGGTGGCATCTGAAATGTCAAAAGCATATGAAGAAACGCACATGATGGCGACTAAAATGCCAAAGGTTTATGAAAAGAAAATATCAAGCTTAACCGACGCATCCAGCAAGGAAAGTAATAGACTTGCAAAAGAGTTTGTTTCTAACATTTGTAGTTCAAAGACAAAAGTGTCAACAAATGCCTTCTTTGCAAATTTAGTTAAAAAAGGTTTTGACGCCATATCAGACGTTAATGACCGTGATCAATATGCCGGAACTCAAGATCCTTTAATAATTTTTAACATGGACGCCATAAAACATAAAGGTACCGTCAAGTTGACGAGCAAAGACCTCGATTATTATTCAAAATACACAAGTTCAAAAGCCCACAAACAAAGCCGGAAAGATGTATCGGGTATACAAAAATGAGTCTATCCAATACCGCCACTCCAAAATACTACGGACAATTCCGTGACGAAGTTCTAAGAGGGAACATACCAGTCTGCAAAGAGATTGTTATGGAGATGAACCGAATTGATGCCCTCATTGCTAACCGCGGAGTCTACTATGATGAAGGTGCGGTGGAAGGGTTCATTAAATTCTGTGAGAACGAGCTCACTCTTACTGATGGTGCTGACTTGATCCTCTTAGACACATTTAAACTCTGGGCCGAACAGATCTTTGGTTGGTATTACTTCATAGAGAAGAGTATCTATGAACCAAACCCAGACAACCATGGCGGTAAGTATGTTACCAAGATGGTCAAAAAGAGGCTCGTAAACAAACAGTATCTAATCGTTGCTCGTGGCGCCGCAAAGTCCATGTATGGTTCATGCATACAAAACTACTTTCTTAACATCGACACCTCGACAACTCATCAGATTACAACGGCCCCGACAATGAAGCAAGCCGATGAAGTCATGTCCCCTATAAGAACGGCTATCACACGTGCACGAGGACCATTGTATAAGTTCTTAACTTATGGTTCCGCCCCCAACACAAGCAACTCCAAGGTTAATCGTCAGAAGCTTGTCCCAACCAAAAAGGGGATCGAGAATCTTCTTACTGGGTCGTTACTTGAAGTGCGCCCAATGTCTATTGACAAACTCCAAGGCCCCCGACCGAAGGTTACAACCATTGACGAGTGGCTCTCAGGAGACGTTCGAGAGGACGTTGTCGGTGCCGTTGAGCAGGGAGCATCCAAAGTTGATGACTGGCTCATAGTTGCAATGAGTTCTGAAGGAACAGTTCGTAATGGTGCTGGCGATACAATCAAAATGGAACTCATGAAGATACTTCGGGGCGAATACTATAACCCTCATGTATCGATCTTCTACTACCGACTCGACGATATCCGAGAAGTTGGCGACCCAGCAATGTGGATTAAAGCCAATCCTAATCTCGGGAAGACTGTTTCTTATGAAACTTACCAGCTTGATGTCGAGCGGGCTGAAAACGCCCCAGCAGCACGGAATGATATTCTCGCTAAGCGCTTCGGAATCCCAATGGAAGGCTATACCTACTTCTTTACATATGAAGAGACACTACCTCATAAGCGTAAGGTCCAGTTTTGGTCTATGTCCTGTTCATTGGGGATTGACTTGTCTCAGGGTGACGACTTCTGCGCCTTTACATTTCTCTTTCCTCTTAAAGATGGAACGTACGGTGTCAAAACCAGATGTTACATCTCTCAGCTTACACTCATGCGTCTTCCCGGAGCAATGAGAATCAAGTATGACCAATTTATCAACGAGGGTTCATTGATTGTTTTAGATTGTACTGTTCTCGACATGATGGTCGTATACGAAGACCTGGATAGACACATACAGGAGAACCAGTATGACGTCTGCTGTGTCGGCTTCGACCCATACAACGCTAAAGAATTCATTGCTAGATGGGAGACCGAAAACGGTCCTTTTGGTATCGTTAAAGTTCCTCAAGGTTCCAGGACCGAATCCGTACCACTTGGAGAGCTCAAGACACTATCTGAGGAGCGTATGCTAATCTTCGATGAAGAGCTTATGTCATTCGCAATGGGGAATGCTATAACCCTTGAAGATACTAACGGTAATCGCAAGCTACTTAAGAAAAGGTATGACCAGAAGATCGACAGTGTCTCGGCCCTTATGGACGCCTGGGTCGCATATAAACTCAACAAAGATAATTTTGGTTGATACCAGAAAGGAAGTATTAATTATGAATTTCATAAGCGGTTCAAATGAACTTGCCCACTACGGTGTCCTCGGAATGAAGTGGGGAAAAAGAAGATCTTCTGCATCCTTAGATTCTCTAAAAAAGTCATACGACAAATCTGCCAAAGCAAATCTTAGGAAAGCCGACAGAGCCGGGGCGTATGCATATCTACGGACTAACGCCGACGGAAAAGTTAGTAATAATGCTAGTTGGTCAACCAAACAAAAAGTAGCCACAGCAAACGCCAAGAAGGATTTTTACACAGAAAGAGCAACAAGACAACAGAACATAGCCAAGGGTATAGAAAAGGCTAAAAAACTTGTTGAGGGTATGGATATGAAACAATCAATTGCTACTCTTCAGGACAAGGCTGGATATTCGAAAGGATGGAAGGTAGCTAGTAAGTTCCTTATGAGCCAGAAAGGACGTCTTGCTGGAGCGGCCACCGATTACGCCCTGAAAATTACTAATGCCGGAAAAAAATAAACAGTTAAGTAAAGGGGAGAACACAAAATGATAAATTTATCAGCAACTGAAAGAAAAGTCTTTAACAATCTTTCCATGGAACAAAAGAGGACCGTAAAACTCGGTGACAAAGTCGTCGAGATCATAAACAACTTTCCGACCGAGGGCACTCCGGTTAACGCCGTAAATGCCAAAGCGACCTTAACACTCACTGGCGTGGTTATTGACGGAGAGACTGTTACCATCGGAACTGACGTTTATGAGTTTCTGGCCGATGCTGCTCAGACAAAAACAGCGGCGACTAACATAGCCGTTGACATTTCTCTAAGCACAACGGCGTCTTCTGGCACATTAACAATGGATACCCAACCAACGTCGGGTGACACCGTAACCCTCGGTGATAAGACGTACATATTTGTTCCTGTTGGGACAGACACTGCTGACGGAGAAATATCCATAGGCGCCGACATTGACGAAGCTCAGGACAATTTTGTAAAAGCTGTCGCTGGTGTTGACGGTGTTAATATCCCGCATCCATTAGTTAGAGCCACACCGTTTGAGAACGACGAATCGAGAATCATAGCCATTGTCGGAGGAACGGTCGGTGATACCATCGCAACGACCGAGACTTTTACAGCTGCAACAAATGTATTTGCGGCAAATGTTCTTGGTTCGGGAATAGATTGCTCTGCTTCTGATGCTATAACTGCACTTGTTGCTGCTATAACAACATCTGATACTCAGGGCGTAGGTGCTGCTGCTGGTGCGGGCGATACCGTTGTGCTTACAGCAGACGTTGCCGGAGTCGCTGGTAATAACATAACCATTGCTGCAGATATGGCTAACGGTTCATTTCCAGCTGGTGTCACTAAATTAAGTGGCGGTGTTGATGGCACGGTTGGCTTTAAGGGCCAGCGTATGTTTGACACCACTTATGATTACGTCTGCATTGACGCAAACACCATCGCTGGTAAAAATTGGAGACGTGTCGCTTTAGGAGCCGCATATTAACTTCAAAATAGGAGCAAAAAAATGGACAATTCTTTGGTTCATTATGGCGTTCTCGGCATGCGATGGGGAAAGCGTAAAACTCCAAAGACTGCCGACAAAAAGAAACGCTCTACTAGACGAAAAGTTGTTGCCATAGCAGCTGCGACAACGGTGGCTGCTGCAGGAGCAATGTATCTTGCCAATAAATCGAGTGTGGACGCATTCTTATCAAAAGCGTTTAAGTCTAACGCCAAGGTTTCAAGCATTCCGAAAGCGACGATTAATTCCGGAAAAAAGTATGTCGTTGAAAACCTTGCTAAGACAAAAGCCGATCATCTAAATGAAGCTAATTATTTCATTAGAAACTTAAGGGCCGAGTTGGCCGATAATCAGAAGCAGATACGAACCGTTATATCTTTAGACACCGCTAAAATGTATCGAGAAAACATGCGT